AGTTTTGATGCAGGATTGACGCCGAATAATTTGAATTTGGTTGTACAACTTGGTACAGTAACGGTTAGCGTAACTTAGGAGTTAAAAATGGACAAAGCAGATTTAAAGCAGGACAAGAAGATGATTGGTTCAATGATAAATAAGCATGAGAAAAAAATGCACCAAGGCATGAAGCCAACTAAATTTGCCAAGGGTGGTGTATCCAATGACATGATGAAGTCTATGGGTCGCAACATGGCTCGCGTAGCAAACCAAAGGGGCAAATAATGGCTAAATTCAGTATGAAAAAAGGCGGCAAAGAAGTTGGCCCAGCCAGCGTCTATGCAAAGCCCCATGATGTGTCTGGCGGTAAAGTTGATCTTAACTATAAAGACGGCACTAACCCCGGCTTTGGAGATAACTTGAGCAAGGGTAATAATGTTGATATGTCTATTGGGTATATCAGCAACTCTGCTGGTAATGAGCCTATTAAGACCGACGGCATCAAAATGCGCGGTACAGGCTGTGCCACCAAAGGCACTATGTCTAGAGGACCGATGGCGTGACATACAGCGAACTCATTACAGCGATTCAAACTTACACAGAAAATAACTTTCCGTCTACCACTTTGGCGGACAGCACTGTTGTGTCTTCAACGACCCAGTTGAATCGCTTTATTGAGCAAGCAGAGCAGCGTATCTATAACTCTGTTCAGTTTCCATCGTTGCGTAAGAACATGATTGGTGCTTTGACTTCTGGTTTAAAGTATTTATCTACCCCGCCAGATTTCTTGTCTGCGTACTCTTTGGCGGTGATTGAGAACTACGGCACCAGCACTGAGCGCTACACATACCTGCTAAACAAGGATGTGAACTTTATCCGTGAGGCATACCCAGAAACGGGTACGGCTTACAGCGGGTTGCCAAAGTACTATGGTTTGTTTGGCCCGACTATTTCTGGTAGCACCATTACGACTGAGTTGTCGTTTATTGTTGGCCCAACACCCGATGCGTCTTACAACGTAGAACTGCATTTTTACTATTACCCTGAGTCAATCACCACCGCCAGTAGCACTTGGTTGGGGGATAACTTTGATACCGTCCTTTTGTATGGCTGTCTAGTCGAAGCGTACACCTACATGAAGGGCGAAGCAGACATCATTACTTTGTACGACACCAAGTACAAGGAGGCACTTGCCTTGGCTAAACGTCTTGGAGATGGTCTGGAGCGTAGTGATGCGTACCGTAGTGGTCAGGCTCGCGTGGCTCCTCTGCCGCAAAATAGTGGAGTTCAGTAATGGCCTTCACGGGAAATTGGACATGCAACGCCTTTAAAACGGGGCTAATGAATGGCACGTTTAACTTTACGTCTGGCAGTTTTTATCTGGCGTTGTATACCAACTTAGCAACGCTTGACGCAACAACAACTGCATACACAGCCACGGGCGAGGTGGTGGCTACAGGCTACACGGCGGGTGGAAACCTTTTGACCATAGCGCAGGCTCCCACTATTGGTAACCAGACGGGCGCGGCTACATCGTATATATCGTTTGATAACTCTGCGTGGACTAGCGCACTTACTGCACGCGGTGCTTTGATATACAAGGCAGGGGCTGGCGGGGCAGTTTGTGTATTAGATTTTGGCTCGGACAAGACCTCTACAGCCACATTCACCGTACAATTCCCCGCAGTCGCTAACACTTCAGCCATCATAAGGATTACGTAATGCTGGTAAACACAATTTATGGCGAGATGGATGACTCCCTTTTGGAAAAACGGGAAGGCACATTTGAAGACGATAACGAATTAACCACTTGGGTTGAATACTGGAAAAACGCAGAGTTAGTCCACCGTTCTGCCCATGTGACTTTAAAAAAGATGCCACCGATTGGCGGTGAATCAGGGCAATTTGCATAAGGAATCATCATGGCAAACACCGCATCAGTATGTTCATCTTTCTTGGGGGAAGTGTTAACCGCAACCCATAATTTTGGAGCATCCCCCACGCGTGGAACTTCGGCTGCTGATTCTTTTAAGGCCGCTTTGTACTTTGCAAGCGCAACGATTGACGCAACTGCTACTGTTTACACGGCTACTGGAGAAGTTACAGGAACAGGCTATACGGCTGGCGGGGTAGCTATTACTAATGCTACAGCCCCTTTGTCAGTTAACACCTCATCTACGGCTGGCGTAGGCTACTGGACTCCTTCGTCAAGTATTACGTATACGTCAGTTACCTTGACCGCCTTTAATGCTATGTTGATGTACAACTCTACCCAGTCTAACAAGGCTGTGGCTGTTTACACGTTTGGTTCACAGACAATTACGGCGGGTACATTTACCCTGACAATGCCATCTAACAACAGTACGTCTGCCCTGTTGCGTATTGCAACTACATAAGCGGAGGCGGCTAAAGCCGTTTAAACCATGTTCGGCATATCCGCATACGCACAAGCACCTTATGCCTCGTTAGGGGAAAACGTAGTTGTCGTTGCGCTGACAGGCGTATCTGCATCCGCGCTTACTGGGACAGTTGGCGTAACAATGTCTCGGTCTCTGTCGGGGCTAATTGCTTCTGGCTTTACTGGCACAGTTATTCCATCAGGGTCGCAGTCTGAGGCAGGGGATGCGGCGCAGGCATATGCAGGTGCAGTTGGACCAACGATTTCTATTACCCTAACGGGGGTATCCGCGCAGGGTTATGTTGGCACAATAGTTCCGGGTGTTGGTCCGGTATTAACGGGTAACTCTGCACAAGCATATGTAGGCACGGTTGCTCCAGTTATTTCCGTTGTTTTGTCTGGTGTTTCGGCTCAAGGTTATGTTGGTACAGTGGCGGCTGTTTACTGGACGATTGTCATAGACAGTCAGAGTGCAAACTGGCAAAATATAGCGGACGCGCAGACGGCTGGCTGGGCATTGGTAGACGATGCAGAAACCGCCAACTGGGTGTTAATTGATACGGTAGTGCATTAAGGAAGAATATGGCTCTTGTACTAGCAGACCGGGTAAAAGAAACCACCACAACGACTGGTACGGGAACAGTGACTCTGCTTGGGGCCTCTACGGGGTTTCAGTCTTTTGCTGTTATTGGCAACGCAAACACAACGTACTACACCATCGCTAGTCAAACAGGTTCTGAGTGGGAGGTTGGCATTGGCACATATGCCTCGTCAGGAACAACCCTAGCCCGTACAACGGTGTTATCAAACAGTTCAGCTACACAGCCATCAGCACTTAGTTTTAGCGCGGGGACAAAGGATGTCTTCGTAACCTACCCTGCCGAATACTCGGTGACTAACAACCCCCCTACGCAGAACATCCTTGACCAAGCGTACTTTATGGGACTGATAAACGGATAAACCATGACTACATACACCAACGTATCCTATGCGGTAAAGAACGTCAGCACCAGCGGTTCTACTGTAACGACAGTAGCGGCATCAACGACCTTGGCTGTAGCCAGCCTTATTGTGTCAAACACCTCTTCTTCTCCTATCACCTGTGATGTCTACGTTACCCGTTCGGTGGTTAACTACTACATAGTCAAAGGTGCTACGGTGGCGGTAGGCGGGTCTAATGAGTGTATCCAAGGCAGCAGGATTATGTTGCAGGCAAGTGATATTTTGGTAGTGGTCTCAAGTGCGGCGACCTCAGCAGATGCGTGGGTGTCAGGAATGACGGTGGCATAAATGGCAGTAATCGGTAACTCCTCCACACAACAGGCTTTCACGCCAGCCATTGATTACTTCAGCGGTAATGCAAGTACGACCGCATTCACCCTGTCTCGCCCAGTTGCGTCTGTGGCGCAGGTACAGGTGGTGGTTAACAACGTAGCCCAGAACCCCAGTTCAGCTTACACCATCAGTAGCAACACAATCACGTTTACTTCCGCACCATCTAGCGGGACTAACAACATCTATGTTTACTACACAAGTCCAATAACGGATGTAATTGCACCGGGTCAGGGTACGGTGGGGACAACGGCTTTAGTTGATGCATCTGTTACTACTGCAAAGTTGGCAAGCACTACAGGCTCTGGTGCGGTTGTATTGGCTACTAGCCCTACGATAACTACTCCAGTTATCAGTTCACTTTCATCTGCATCTGCTACTGCGTTGACGCTTCAATCTGCTGGCACTACTGCGATTACTGTTTCAACTTCACAGAATGTGGGGATTGGTACTACTACGCCAAGCTACAGAGTCGATGCTGTTGGTGCGGGTTCACCTGCAAATGGCATCATGCGTACTTCAAGCAACCTTACAAATTCCACTACAAAGTACGGCTACTACACGGTTGGTCACTACACAAACGCTACAGTTCCTTTTGGGTTTATCCAAGGCGAAAGCAATAGTACAGAAAACAACGTCCACATAGGTGGCGGTGCTGGTGAAGTCACTGCGGCAACAAGGATTGATTTTTACACTGCCGCAAACAATACCACCACTAACGGCACAGAGCGGATGCGTATCGACTCTAGCGGTTTAGTTGGTATTAGCAAAACGCCAAATTCACTAGCTATGCTTGAAGTGCGAGCAAAAGACGCAAGTACTTATCAATTATTTTTAGAACAAAATAATACCGAACATGGCTGGCAATTTTATGCAGACCAAGCAGATGGGTATTTAAAGTTTTATCGCAGAGATGGTTCTGGTTCAACAAAACGATTTGAATTTCAATCTACTGGTGCGGCTTATAGTTCAACAGGAACATGGGGAACATTGTCTGACGCTAGATTGAAAGAAAACATTGTTGATGCAACGCCTAAGTTAGATGAGGTTATGCAACTCAAAGTGCGTAACTTTAACTTGATTGGTGAAGACTTAAAACAAATAGGTTTTGTTGCTCAAGAACTTGAACAAGTATTTCCAAATGTTGCCGAAACAGAAAGAAACTATGACGGCACAGTCAAAGAAGATGGCCTTAAGTCTGTAAAAACTACTGTGCTGATTCCAATCCTTGTTAAAGCAATCCAAGAACAACAAGCACTAATAACAGCACAAGCCGAAACAATCAACGCACTAACCGCTCGGATTGAAGCGCTGGAGAAAAAATAATGGCAGTATCAACAATAGACAACTCTGGCATCTCAGCATCTGCGGCTATTAGTACGTCCAAACT